TAATTATCAGCATTATCTGAAGCTGTGTATCTCACAATTGTATTTTGATCAGCTCCGTATGTCTGTTGATATGGTGCAGGTAATAATGTACTTGTAACTGGGTCAGCACCAGATTCTACATCACTAAGCGCTAGATGGACATTCGCTAAGGGCGGGTCACCTATAGTACTTGACGGTACAACACAGGATTGCCTAGTAGTAGCTTTAAATGATGACTTCAGTGCATTAAATGAGCATACATTCCAAGTACAAGGTTTGAAATACAGCTTAGCTACATGCTGTTAACGGGGAGATGGCATGGCTAGAAATAGAATACCTAAAGACCAAAATGGTGGCCTCATATACGATTTCTATACAGAGGCGGCTAAAGAATCGCTTCCAGGACATTTAACGGACGATATGTATGGGGCGATAGATAACATAACGAAGTTCGATGGTTGGGTGCAATGCGGGCCGGCAGGAAAGACAGGCTACGCCCTTCCGGACTGGTCCGGGGATGACGATGTACTAGATGTAGTATCAACTAGCGCAAACGACGCTGAATATGGAACAGGTGCGGAACGTGTCCGAATGTTCGGTATCGCGCAAGAAGGTAAGCGTGAAGTTGAGCAGGTTGATCTAAACGGTACTACACCGGTTACTACTAATAGCCCATTTACATTTCTAAACTTTGTTGGTGTACGCAGCGATAGGATTGATAATCAAAATTCATCAAACATTGGTACTATCACTATTAGTCGTAACAGTGACGGCGGTATATTATCTGTTATTCCACCGTTTACTGGTAGAAACGCCGACGGCCGGCGCATAGTACAGGTTGGTGAGAGCCTCATACCAAGGAAACTAACTATTTCAACTAGTACTGATGCAGGTTTAGAGGTGCAATTGCAGAAGTATAGACTTGATGAGGTTGGAAACCTAGATATTTGGATAAATATCTGGGGAGGTTTTGTAACTCGAGGCATTGCATCGTTCGATTTGGAGGCTACAGGTAGCTACCAAGGATTATCAAACGTCTATAGAATAATGGTTAGAAGTACTTCACCATTACCTACGTCCGTACGGGCCCATATGAGTTTCATTAAAGTTGCAACAGAGTGTATCACACCAAGAGTTATTGGTTTTGGTATAGATTACCCTAACGCAGTATAATTTATGGGGGCTACAGGCCCCCACATTTACTCCCATGAATATAATAGAATTGTTATTTGCTTGCTATCTAAATAAGGCAATGTGTGTAGTAACATGGAACAGTGAAGCCATGCATATTACCACTGATTATTGCAAACCTTCCGACATGATTGGCTCTTACTATGACTTCACCACGACGTACAATGGTAAAAAAATCTACATCGACTGTAGGATACGACCCGAAGAAGCTTGAGGCAGTTGTACCGCGCAAGAAAGGCTTACCGGGACGCCCATTAGGCCGTAAGAACAACAAGACGCTTGTTAAAGAGGCTGTTATTTCAGGACTAGAGCAGCAAATGTTGGAGTGCGGTGAGGAAGTTATTGGGGCTATCATTAAACAAGCCTTGGAAGGATGTAGAATCTCTCAGAAGATGTACTTAGACCGAGTTATGCCGGCAGTGAAAGCGCAGGACGCTAATGCTACTAGTAAATCTCCTAGCATTAACATAACGATAGGTAAAGCTGAGGATTCAATAGAAGTTAAGCGGATACAGGGTGAGATCATAGATGCAGATTAATCTTCATAAAGGGCAAATGAAAGTGTTCGAATCTCCGGCTAGATTCAAGGTGGTAACACCTGGCCGGCGCTGGGGTAAAACTACTTTCGCTAAGCTCTGGTTGGAGATACAGGCTGCTCGTGAAACATGCCCATTCGGAACCTCACTATTGGATAGTCCGGTTGCTTACGTGGCTCCATCCAATAAGCTTGCTATGCAGCTTATGTGGAGACCTCTTAAGAATGAATTAAAAGATTTGCAGATGCTTGCCAATGATTACAAGAAAGACCAGATCTTTGAGTTAGTTAACGGTAGGCAGATTATACTCTCAGGGGCTGACAACGTAGACTCACTACGTGGGTACTCCCTCGGAGCTTTATGTGTAGACGAATGTAAAGACGTTAAACGCGAGATGTTCGAGGATGTCCTTACACCAGCTATGGCGGATAAAATCGCCCCTGGGCTATTCATTGGGACTCCTCCGGAGGGTAAATCCGGCATCTTCTACGAGATGCAGCAGATGGGCTTCAGTGATGATCCTAAGTTCAGTGATTGGGAGTCATTTGAAGGATCTTCTTGGGATAACCCGTATTTGAATCGCGCCGAGTTACAGAGGATGAAAGACACTATGCATCCTCATGTATACCGCAAAGAAATACTCGGTGAGTTCTGTTCTATGTCGGGTGATTACTTCTCAGCGGAGAATTTTGAGATAGTTGAGAAGTCTACTGTTCCTGATATGTGTAACATATACATTACTGTGGACATAGCCGGCTTTGGTACTGGCAAAGACGCTAGACGCCGGGATGACACGGCAATTGCGGTTGTAGCTATAGCCCCTGACGGTGTATGGTATGTCCTAGCCATTCATTCAGGGCAGTGGGATCCTAGAGAGACTGCCGTACGCATCATGCAAGCTTATAAGAGCTTTGAGCCTATTAAGCTTGGTATAGAAAAGGGTACAACCAAGAACGCGGTTGGGCCTTACCTCTCTGATGTAATGCATAGATACAGAAGATACTTTGAGGTTACACCTCTTAGTACCGGCAACAAAAACAAGCAGGACAGGATAGTATGGGCCCTACAAGGGCGTACACATGCCAAGAGAATTAAACTGGTGAGAGGTGATTGGAACCAGAAGTTAATATCACAGGCCTGTGATTTCCCAGATCCTAATTCACACGATGATTTACTAGATGCCCTAGCTTATGTGGATCAAATGAGTGGCGGCGCTAACTACTTTGATATGGAAAGTTTAGGGTACCACGACACATGGCAGCCCCTAGACGCCTACGCAGGATATTAGTATGGCAAACGATTTTGAGCAGGAATATAACATCGATGATATGCGCAGAGGCGAACTAGCTTCCTGGGTCCAAAACGAAGTAGAGCGGGCACGGGAAGACTGGGAGCGCGAATGGCAGGATCGTTTCGATGATTACTACAGGATTTGGCGGGGCATTTGGCACGAACAAATGCGGACACGCGAAAGCGAGAGGTCAAAACTGATCCATCCGCAATTACAAGCGGCTATAGATAGCACGCACGCAGAAATTGTTTCGGCTACTGCCCACGCCAAAACTTACTTCAAGCTTGATGATACAGAGATGCAGGATCCCTCCGTTTCTCAGGTCGAGCAAAACCTACATGCTGATTTCGAATTAGCTAAGATTAAGAAAGGTTTAATTGACCTTTCATTAGTCGGAACGGTGTTCGGAACTGGTGTAGCTAAGATAACTATGAGTCCTTACAAGCAGTTGAGTAACGAGACTGACGCAGTTGGGCAGCTACGACTCACTACTATAGAGCGACCCCTTGTTGGAATGAGAGTACTTCTTCCACACGAGTTCGTTATCGACCCAGTAGCAACTAGTATTAAGGAAGCTAAATTTGTAGCAACCTACGAAGATATTCCACGGCATATAGTTCGCCAATTACAGCGCGAAGGTGTATACCTTGATGTAGAGCTTTCCTACCACAACCGTGAAGATCGGATTGAGGGTGAAGAGGAAGCCGCGCAGGCAAACAATACCAATAACGTTCATCGGATTGAGTATCATGGCCTAGTCCCAAGGCAACTCCTGGAGGACAGCGACCTTGAACTTGAGTTTGATGAGAATGATGATTACGCTAAACCAACACTTCCTGAGATTGATGAGGATGATTTGGTTGAAGCTTTTGTCGTAGTAGTAAACAAGACGACTGTTGTCATGGCGAAAGAGAATCCCTTGGTTAACAAAGATCGCTTGTTTATTGCATACAGACATGAAGTAATTCCAGGTCAGTTCTGGGGACGTGGTGTAGCCGAAAAAGGTTACAATCCTCAGAAGGCATTGGATGCTAATTTAAGAGCTAGGCAGGATGCCCTAGCTTACACTGTTCACCCTATGTTTGAATACCAAGCGCAGATGTTACCTAGGGGCTTCAAATTTGAAATAACCCCTGGACGAAACATACCAGTGCTTGGACAGAACGCCATCAACCGCATTGACATGGGGCAGATGGCACCTGATCAGTTCAATAATACGAGCGAGTTGCAGCAGATGGTCCAGATAGGAACTGGGGCCGTCGACCAACAACCTCAAGGTACAGCGGGTGCGCAGAATGGTTTCAACATTCAAGCCATTAACTTCGTGAAGCGCAGTCAGATCGCGATTGCTAACTTTTCCGAGGAATTCATGGTTCCGTTTGTTGAACTCGCCTCTAGACTTTACATGCAATTCATGCCTGAGAGGTATCCTGCCATTGACCTTACTTTTAAGGCCAGTGCAGCCCTTGGGTCCCTCGCTAAGGAGATGGAACAGGCACAACTGATTAACTTACTCAAAACTATGCAGTCGGGACCCGCACAGTTGGCAATCTTGCATAGCGTAGTGATGAATAGCTCAGTTGAACAGCGGGACGCAGTTGCTCGTATCATAGAGCAAGAGCTTCAGGTTGCCCTGAATCCGCCACCGCCACAACCTACTCCTTTAGAGCAGATGCAGATACAGCTCATCCAGTCGCAGATTGCCGCTGAACAAGCCCGCCGGGTTACAGATGCTATCCGAGCGCAAGCTGAAGTTCTACGGGCTGCGAATGACGCCGTTAAGGCTGATTCGGATGAGGCGCAGAAGATTACTCAAGCTATACTCAACTTGGCTAAAGCACAGGAGACAGCCACCAGTTCAATACAGCAACTAGGTGCAACTGTTGACAGCATAGCCGACGCTGAGCAGGCTGAGAATAATGCACAGTTAACGAATGAAACAATACGACGAGCGCAAGAAAGCGGAATTGGAGAAATTATCGGATTGGTTCAGGGAGGAGGCTTACCACCTATTCAGTGATGATCTGAATACCCTGATAGAGTCCAAGCGCCAAACCGCTGACATAGAATGCGACACTAACGATAAATGGCAGTTCCGCAGGGGTTACCTTGCGGGACTAGCTTACATCCTCCAATACCAACAGCAAGTAGATACAATTCTACAGTATATAGAGGAATCTCCCGACGATGTATAAATTGTATGATTTTACATGCCTGGATTGCGGGCACACCGAAGAGGTGTTAACCCAAGATCCCCGCGAACTTTTACCGTGTCCTGAATGCTCTGGCAGTATGCAGCGCATTATATCTGGTATGCATTTCAAACTAGATGGGACGGACCCTGGTTTTCCTGGCGCATATGCAGCTTGGGAACGTAAGAGAGCCCAGAAATTACGGCAAGAACGTAGCCGTGAAGCTTCAACTGGATCTCCACGCCCCGATGTAAGCGAATTATAAACCACAAGTTAACCAGAATATTTAACTATTCTCAATCCAATTTAGGACAGGATAATGACCGAAAGAACTGTAGAGCCGCAAGACATAGCACCTGAGCAAGAAGTTGTTGACTTGTTCGCAGACACTAATCCAACTCAGGAAGAAGATCTTTCTCAGTACGACCTCGAAGGCGCTTTAACTCTTAATGAAAAAGGGGAGCTGATTCCCTTGACTATTGAGAAGGAAGAAGAGGAAGAGGTAGTAGAGGAAGCTAAAGAGCCTGAGTGGGAGATGCCCGAGAAATACAGGGATAAAGGTCTCCAGGACATCATCGATATGCACCGAAACGCTGAGAAGCGTATGGGCCAGCTTCAGAATGAACTCAACGAGTACAAGAAGCTGAGTGAGGGAATTGTCAAGCGTGAACTCAATCCTCAGCCGGCGCCGGAAACGGCTCAATCCACTATTGATGTGGACAGCCTGTTAGATAACCCGGAAGCGGCTATTGGGCAACTTATCGCTAAAAACCCAGCACTGAAGCAATTGCAGGAACAGATACAAGTTCAGCAATTAGCTGCTAAGCAGGCGCAATTTATCGAGAAGTACCCAAACGCACTCGAAACAGCTCAATCTGAGCATTTTCAAGAGTGGGTTAACGCATCACCCGTAAGGCAACGTCTATTCAGCCAGGCCGACCAAAACTACGACTTAGAGTTGGCTGGTGAATTAATGGATATGTACCACGGGCTCCATGCTACAGCTAAAGCTGCCGCTAAAGCTAAGCAGGATGATGCGTATAAGACCGTGGCTGGTGTTAGTTCCACACCGGGTAAACCTGCCAGTGATGGTAAGGGTACACGTAAGAAGTGGTACAAACAGAGTCAGGTACTTAAAATAATGGAAGATCCTACAGCATATCAGAATGCTCTCGCCAATGGCCTTGAAGAGGCAATGATGGAAGGGAGGATTCACTATCATCTGTAAGATCGAGTTTACAATTCAATTCTATTTAAAAGGTGTTTTAACTCATGGCTAACATGACAACTACTACGGCTGCGAATTTTATTCCAGAGAAGTGGTCCATGGAGGTTATTGCCTCCCACTTGAAGAACAAAGTTCTCGCCGGTCTTATCCGTACGATCCCCACCATGAAGAAGAAGGGTGATCAGATTCACATTCCTAAACCTGGTCGTGCGACAGCCACTCAGAAAGTGGCTGGGACGGACGTGGTGTACACCGCTGACACGGCGAATGAGCTGGTTATCCTTTTGAACCAGCACTGGTACTCCGCGAAAGTCTT